GTGCTTTGCATAGCCGCAACATACGTCTACGTCTGCCTGAGTGAAGAAACGAAATATTTGCGTAAGCAATAATTTATTTCCTTCTGTCAGTTTCTCCCGATAGTCCCGCAAGTCATCCGCAAGGTTAACTTCATCTGGCAACCAATGCATATGCTGTTGTGACTTATAGTGTTCAAAAGCCCAAGGGTAGTTGAACGGTTTATAGTATTCTCTTTCTGTGAGAAGATTCATTAAAAGCTCTCCATGACTTCTTCGAAGTCGCTGTATCCTCCGACCCATTCACCGTTTACTCTTATTTGAGGAACGGTTTTGGCACCGGGAAATAATCTACTAAATTCTTGTACTGAGCGGTTGCTATCAATATATGTATAGTCCAAGCATAGTTCCTCTGCAAGCTCTACTGCTTTTTCACAGAATCCACACCCATCTGCTCCATAAATTTCTATATCCATTTCTACCCCTCACATGCTAGACAAGCATCTTCGTCTATAGACTCAAAAATACGTTGTCGTAGTGCTTCGTCTGATACTTTCTCTGCTCGCTTATATGCTTCGCTTCGTAGATAGTATAGAGTTTTTACTTTCTTTTTCCACGCCTGCATATGTATAGCATGAAGTTCCATTTTCGATACATCTGCGGGAAAGAACACGTTTAGAGACTGACTCTGACAAATATGTTTTTGTCTATCTGATGCCATATCTATAACCCATCGCTGATCTATCTCTACAGCTGTTTTAAATACATCCTTTGTCCAGTCATCCAGAAAATCAAGATGTTGTACTGATCCACCATTTGTAACAATATCCTTCCAAACTTCCTCCGTGTCCATTCCTAGATCTCGGAGTAAATCTTCCAAATATTCGTTCTTTTGTAAAGAGGTACCGCTTTTAGTTTTTTGTGCATATGCATTAGCACGGTAAGGCTCAATACTAGGACTCGTGTTACCACAGATAATACTAGATGAAGCATTTGGAGCAACAGCCAGTAAATGACAATTACGCATACCTGTGCCATGTGCATCAGGCGCATCTCCTCGCTCCAACGCAAGCTGTCGACTAGCAGTTTCTGCGAGAGATTTAATGTGCCAGAATATAGACATATTACGTCCTTTCGCCATCGCTGATTCAAACGGAATATTGTGTCTTTGTAAGTAGGCATGAAACCCCATCGCTCCTAAACCAATGCTTCTTTCTCTCTCTGCGCTAAATCTTGCTTTTTCTAGCTCATCGGGCGCATTACGAATAAAATGAGTAATAACATTGTCTAGCATTCGTACTAGATCAGGAATAAAGTGTATATCATTACTCCATTCATCAAATTCTTCCAAGTTTACACTCGACAAGCAACATACTGCCGTTCTCTCTTCATTAGTGGGCAATGTGATTTCACTACACAAATTAGACTGGTGTACTTCTAAGCCTAGGTCTTTTTGACAATCAGGGAGTGCTTCTTGTACGGTGTCGCCAAACATAATGTAAGGCTCGCCTGTTTCAACACGATTTTGTATCAATTTCACCCAAAGTGTTTTAGCCGACACAGTTTTAGTTACAATTCCTGAATGAGGATCAATAAGATCCCAACTATCGTCAAAGCCTTTGGAGATAGTGGCGCCTTCGATAAGTTCCATGAAACTGTCTGGAACAACCACGCCGTGATGCAAATTAGTAGACTTGCGATTAATATCTCCCCCAGTAGGCTTACGAACATCTAAAAACTCCTCTATCTCGGGATGATTCATAGGCAAGTAAGCTGCGTAGCTTCCTCTACGAGTAACCCCCTGAGAAAAAGCGAGCATTTCTGCATCAACTACTTTAAGGAAAGGAATTACTCCAGTCGACTCTGACCCCGCTGAGGTTGTAGAACCTACTGAACGTACATCGCCCCAATAACCACCAACACCTCCCCCAACAGAGGAAAGAAACGCATTTTCTGTATAATGGCCTGTAATACCAGCCCTACTATCGTCTACATAGTTAAGAAAACATGAAATAGGTAATCCACGAGTTGTTCCTCCGTTAGACAAAATAGGAGTTGAAAACATAAACCACAGCTTACTAGCATAATCGTATAAGCGCTGAGCATGCGCCTCATCGTCTGCAAATGCTTTTGCTGCTCTAGCAAAGGCTTGTTGTGGGGAAGTCTCCCCATTTACTAAGTATCTATCTTGTAGAGTTTTGATGCTAAACTCTGAGAGATAGCGGTCTCTTTTAAAATCAATTTTTATATTCATTTAATACACTTCCAATATTTTCAATATTGTCTTGACCAATCGCATCATCACAATACGTGATTAGATCCATTAACTCGTAGTTAACGAGTAGTTGTTCTGCATTTTCATTGAGTGACTGAATATATTTATATCTACTCTCAAGAGGACAAGCAGTATAAATATCAAAAGCAGTCCCGTAGTCTCGTATAAGATCTACGGCTCTCTTTGGTCCAATGCCGGGAATTCCTGGCACATTATCGCCTTTATCCCCAGTAAGACATTTCATAGATATGTAGTCTTCTGGCCTAACTTCGTAATGCTCTTTCCAGTTGTCCAATCTTACTTCTTTTCTTGTTACATAGGAGAAACGCCCTACTTTTTCTTGTATAAGCAAATCCCAGTCTCGGTCACTTGATATAAGCCACATATACTCTAAGTCGTATTTATCTTTGTGCTTTACTAAGTGCGCTGCAATGTCGTCTGCCTCTACTCCTTTGTACCTAAGTATTGGGTAATCTTCTGCGAGAACTTCTAAGCTCGCTTCGAATTCTTCAAAGAACTCTTCGAAAGCAAGTCTCTCTGCCTCTGTCTGCTCTGCAAACTTTTCTTTTCGGTTCTGTTTATACTCAGGCGCTATGCCTTTTCTATATGTAGAAGAACCCCAATCCGCAGTAATAATGATGTTGTTACAATCATATGACTTTGCTAGACTTTTTACCGTATCTTGATAATCGTAACGAAAATCTGTACGGCCTTGATGTTTCCAACGAAACGCCAAGTTTAACGCATCCACTACTAATGTAGAGTTTGCGTTTTTATTTATCATCTTGTCTGTTAAATTAAAAGCCATCTACAAACCTCGTATTTTCTTGTTTAAGCCACGTTTCTGCTAGTAAGACGTAACAGTCTAACCATTCGATACGTAGCCACTCGTTTGTCTCTTCAGGCAATAAGTTTGTAACTACAAATACTGGCGATCGATTATACTTGAAGAACAACAAAGGCTCTTGGTTACCACCTGCCGCCTGTTGTAAGAGTTTTACCCACCAACGTATTAAGTTATTTGTCTTTTTTGCCGTAAAAATTTTATCCGATAAAGGAGAACTTTCATAGTTTTTTACTTCTATACAGAAGCGATTCTTTGCGTGAGGAACATACAAGTCTCCTTTTAAGTATTCGAGAGCGCCTGAAGCAGGAACTCTCTCAAACTGAAGATCGGTAGCATCTCTGAGCATATCTCGAACTAAGTATTCGCCTCTAGCTCCCTTAGCTCTACTATCAACCATGCTCTCTACAAATCTCCTCAAGCATCTCCAGCTTTTCTTTACACTCAGCTGCTTTTGCTATTTCTTCTTCAATTGCTGCCATAATATCAGGGTGTTCCCCAATACCTGCAGGATGCTCTAAATACATACGCACATTTGCTTTGTGGTATTGTACTTTTCCTAGAAGATACGAGGCCATGCCTTCTGCTATAATATTTTTTGTTTTCATTTCTAAGTCCTGTTAAGGCAGTATTAGATAAGGGGTCTCTGATACATATAACTCTTTTTTGTCTTTGTGCATAAATAATACATCTGCTTGAACTAAATAGTTATCTGAATATAGATGTTCCAAAATACCTACTGCATAAAATCCTTTGGAGGAGAGTACTTTAGTAAGGCTGTCAAAACTAGCGCCTCCTCTGTTATAGTTGATTATGGGCATTTCTAATTGTATAAATGTAGTATTTTTAAGAGAGTTTTGTCCTCCTAAAATAATATCTAACTCTGACCCTTGAGTATCAATTTTTACAAAGTCAGGTGCAGGTATATTTTTTGCGAGTACAGAGTCGTCTAAGGTCACTGTCTCTACACTAGTACACATAGGGTTTGAGTAATGAAGAGTGTTTTCTAGATAATAAGATTCTCCAGTATCTATGCCCCCGTTCGAATAAAAAGTAACTTCTTGTTTTCTACTTGATAATACTTCTATATAGTAGCGTTCTCCTTGTAGAGAATTCTCACAGTTTGCATTGGCTTCGAATAAGTAGAACTCTGCCTCTGGTAGCACGGTACGCATAGATTTTGTCCAGGCTCCTACACAAGCTCCTATATCATATACTGTTTTAATAGGAATATTATAGGATTCAATGAACTCTTTTAAATTAAACATTAGTGCTCCAATTTACTTATGTTGCCTGATTTTACTACTTCTACTTTATCTAATAAAGGGTGAGTCCACCCGTGACTAACAACATAAGTGTTAAGGTCTTCTCCAAGTAAAACTTCCACTAACTTTTCTCGCCCAGTATCGTCTAATACATTGATAACTTCATCAAGAAATAGAATGTTAATTCTAGACTTTGATATACTGCTCATCAATTTACGAATGGCGATAAGTGTGGCTGTATTTACTCTTGCTAGTTCTCCCGAAGAGAGAGCTAGAATATCCACTATGTTACCATTGTCTGTTATTTGTACATTTAACTTATCGTTAGACACTACAAATTCAAGTGTAAAGCGACCGTCTGAAAGCTCTGCAAGATAGTGATTTGTTAATTCTTCTAGTTCTTTTACTAAATTTTCTATCTTATAAGCTAACAGACCGTTAGTGCTAAAAGCTTTTTTCAATACTTCTAAATTACTGGAGATTTCTCTTTCTTTATTCAAGAGTTCTTGGTGCCCATTTAGTTGTGATTGAAATTCCTCTGTTTGCTCAAGTATTACTTGTATCCGCGTGTTTCTTTTAGTGACTCGTTCATTTTCTCGTGCAACCCTAACCAGTTCTGTCTTTGCATCCGATATTCTAGTCTGAATGTCGTTAGCGCGACTACCAAGCTCCTGTTTATCCAGCGGAGATGACGGTAGGCTGTTGTCAATGCTCCTGTACAAATCTTCCCAATCTTTTTGAGTTTTTTGGGAAGTTCGAAACTCTGCATTGTTTTGTTTAATTTCTGATATTCTTCGTTCAATTTCATTTTGTCGTTCCTTTGCAGACATAATTTTATTAGTCTCTAAAGAAAGTAGAGACTCTATAAAAGTAGAGTCTACATCTTGTTCACAAGTAGGGCATTTATCTCCTAATTTGCTCAATTTATCTAAAAGTTTCTTTGACCCCGCTACTGCCTGTGATAGACTTCCACCCTCGGCTTGAAGGTCATCATACGATTGTACGCTATCTACATTACAGTTTCTGGCAGAATCAATATCTATCTTACTTAGCATACTTTTATAAGTATTATTCTGAGAAATCTTTTTATTTTTCTCAGAGATATTTTCAATTTCAATCATAAGACTGGCGAGTTCTTTCTCATCGTCTTCCGTCTCAATTGAAATTTCAGACAGAGGAAGTATATTCGTATCACTCAATTTATTATCAGACAACCATTTTTCGATGGTTGCAGTCTTTGACTCTATGCCTGTTAGTACAATCGAAGTCTGTCGGGACTCTTCTTTAAACAGCTCGAATAATTCAATGTAGTGTTCTAAGTGAAGCAGATCTATTAGAAACTTTTTTCTATTTGTATCTGTTGCAGTTAAGAATTGCAAACTACTATTAGTATTCTGGTAAACTAACTGAGAGAAAGTTTTGAAATCAATTCCAATTATCTCTTGCAAAGTTTTATATGTATTAGTCGCTGTATGTGAGCTAATATCTTCGCCATTTTCTAACAACTTGAGTTTAATACTAGATTTTCTATCTATTACTACCTCGTATCTTTTGTCATCTTTTGTAAAATCTAGCTGAATATTATAGCCAGAATTCACGTACCTGTTAGGTATATCGGCTTTTTTAATGCCTTTTGAGTTTTTGTTATATAACGCTTCTTCGATAATTAACGGTATGGACGACTTGCCCATACCATTAGTACCAACAAGCTGAGTTACAGTATTACTACTAAGGTCCAACTCGTTATCCGCGCCATAGCTGAAACAATTACTCCATTTCAATTTTTGTAGCGTAATCATTAAATATCCCTACTATTTGCGGTATTCTAGATTCTGATATTTCTAGAATATAGGTTAAATACTCTACTAGCTCTTCTTGAATACTCATTTCTTTGTGCATGACAAGAGTAGCTTCGCTACTTCGTTTTACAACTTTCTTATCAAGAAGATCACTATTCTTAATGTTAGCTAGCTCTTGTATATCTCCTTCAATCTCATAAATTGTATGGTGGTAATCTGTAGGTATCATTTCATCTGTACTTGAAACGGTTTTCCGTATAAGTTGTGGCAGTTCAAATGAGTCCCACATCCACGACCAATTTTGTGGATTAATTAAAAGGTACCCTGTCTGTACTTCGTTTCTATGAAATGAAGTAGTCATGGGACTACCTGGGTATACTATGTTTCTTTGAGTATTGCTATGTGCATGCAAGTCCCCTGCAAATACAACAGGAAAATCTTCAAACCTCTCCAGGTCTACCTCAGGCTTTACGTGCGGGGGTATCTCTCCTCGAACATGAGTAAAGAGAGGCTTGGTTTTATCAAACTTCTCAATACTGTCCTTTCGATGTAGATCGGCATAGGGTAATATTCCATACCCTAAGCCGGGGTCTATATAAGAAATGTCTACAATGTGTACCAAAGGGTTAATATCTCGTGAAACTTGTCTCAACTGAGTAAAGAAAGTTTTATTTTTCTTTGTAGCTTCATGATTACCGTCATAGATGATAGTTGGAATAGTTATATTACGAATAAACGAAAAATAAAGCTCCAACTCTTCCATGTTCGGCAGACGGTCAAATAAGTCTCCTCCTATAATATGGGAAGTACACTGCTTTTCTAAGGTATGAATCTGATCGAAAAACAGTTTGTACCTATTTAAAGCCCACTCGCGTGGAACATTCTTTTGTCCTAGCTTGATGTGCCAGTCTGCCGTAAATAAAATCATGATACGTTGAATTCATCTTCTAAAGTTTCGTCAATATCACCAGCACTATCTTCACGGATTTCGTCAAGGAGTGCTTTTTGTGCATCTGGAGTAGGACGAGGCATTACATCATCCATAGACTTCAGTTCTGCAACAGCGGCCATCTCGTTCTCACTGAGAGCACGTTGCTTGCACTTTAGTACTTGTAACTGATACTCTACATTGTAGGGCAAAGGTCCAGTCTTTACACGCTTGAATTTTACATCCCAGCCTGTGCTTGGGTCTGTAGGATCACCCAAGTCTTCTGCAGCAGTTAAGATAGCTTCAAAAAGCTTCTTCTTGAGGTTGACAATTTTTACTTCGCCGTTATCAAGACACTGCATAGCGTAGCTCCAGCCACACTTAAGATCTGGATAATATTCACGAATCCAATCTTTTTCTTTGTTGTTAAAACGCTCTTCGTTGCGGTCAAAAGACAAACACTCAAAAGGAATGTTCTTACCGTTCTTACCTTCTAGCCAATATACATATCGTGCTAGTACATCTCCAACTAGACGAATTTCATTGTCTCCGTCACGATAAGAGTAAGAGGTAATTGATGATTTTTTGTTGCCGCCTGCTGTTTTGTTAAATGATAGTGCCATTAGTGTAATTTCTCCTTATTGACTTCTTCGTACAAAAAATGGATGTCACCACCTTCCGCATAGAGTAGTCTATTTTCATTAAATAATTCTGGAGCCAGTTCGCAAAGAATTGAGTCCAGTGTGGTTTTCCCAGTTGCTAAATAGTCCGCATAGGGACGCATTGAAGCTAGAGCAAGATACTGGGCTATCTCGCTATATTCGTATTTATAAGCATTAAACAATAGAACGTCTGGGTGTACCAAAAAGGATTCGCCAGAAAAGCTAATATTAGTATACTTATAAAGTCTGTCATATTTATTTCTCGGTATTGCTGCCGTAGTCATCATTTTGAAGATTAAAAAGATAGCAAAAGGGCTTCCTTCGGCTGTCTTAAATATCTTATTCCAATTATATAACAACATATTATACACTCATCTGAAGTATTTGTCAAGAAGTATTTTTTCTAGGTTCAAAGCTGCTTAATCTGATAACCTTGCTTCATATAATACCCCATTCTGTTTGACGCTTGTCTCTGAGCTGTTTTCCCTTTCAGATGAATGTCAATTACTACCGGGTCTCTCTTACCTTCTAGCTTTCGTATAACTCTACCAATAAGCTGAGTAAGTAAAGGATCATTATTTATTGGAGTAGCAAGTATTAAACAACTTAATGTGTTTACAGAGATACCTTCCGAAAAAATTGCTTGAGTTCCGTATAGTATCTCCTTGTCACCGTATAGTATTTCATCCACGAGTTTTTCTCTGTCCTCATGAGCAACCTCACCCGTAACACAAACAGATTTCTCACCAGTCAGTTCGGCGCAGCTTTTCAAGAAGTGAACTCTATCTGACACCACCAACACTTTGTGGCCTCTGGCCGCATATGCCGACGCCATCATGGCAACTGAGTGCCTATACTCGTCATTATTTACAAGAGTGTTGACTCTTTTGGCCCAAGGTATGTTTGCGCCATCTGGAAATCTTACTTCCGACCTATAAATATGTATAGTAGGTGTCATAAAATTTTCTTTTGGGGGTTTAAATACATTTGGGCTAAAATAGTCACGAAATACCACATGTTTTCCATCTTTACGCTCAATTGTACCAGAAAGCCCAATTTTATATCGAGCATGGCTAGCATCAATAATTTTAGCAAAAGTGGGCGAAGACACATGATGCATCTCGTCAAGTATTATAGTTCCGAACTCTTTCCTGATTTTGTCAATGTTACGATACAATGTTTGAGTATTACCAATAACCACAGGGCTATCGGTATCAAACCTACCACTTCCAATAATTCCAGGTTCAATTCCATAGACTTTCTCTACTTCCTTTGCCCATTGATTACGCAAAGGGACTGTGTGGGTTACCACAAGTGTTTTTTGTCCTAGCTTACCAGCAATAGCAAGACCTGTAAAGGTTTTACCCCAGCTTACCCAAGCATTAATAATAGAATTATCTTCCAAACTGTTATAAACATCCTGCTGACTTTGTCGTAACTCAAACTTGAATTCAGGAAAATCAGCAGGAATGTTTAGTCTTTTATCCACAACCTCGTAACCGCTTGGTATTAAGTCAATACGTCCAATTGGTATAGATACCAGATTTTCGCGCACCCGCTGCAGATTCTTAATAATCTGTGGAGGATCATTAGGGTTTTGTGGCGGAACTTTGTATGTCAAAGCCTCTGAAAGAGTTTTTCTCAGCTCGGGCGTACACTCCATAAAAATACGATTACTTAATACAGCTTTCATTATAATCCTAGACGGTCCTTTGCTATGATGTATTCTTTTACGAAGTCACTTCTTACAATATCATTGATTTCAAAGTCAACAATATCAAAGCACTCCATAGCTTTTAATACACGGATGAAATCTCGTAAACCATTCTTAGATAAATCGGCTTGACGAAAGTCCCCACAAAATATAACTCTACACTCTTGCCCCACACGAGTAATGATAGAGTCTAATTCGTGAAATGACATATTCTGACACTCATCTACAATAATTGTGGCATTTCTTAGTGTAACACCACGAATAAAAGATGTTGTCATAAAATGTACTAGACCTTTTGTTTTTAAAATTTGGTAGGCGTCCCCTCGTTGAAATAACTCAATACAAATATCTTTGTACGGCTCTTCATAAACAGATGCTTTCTCTTTTTCGTTTCCTGGCAAGAATCCTATATCTCTTGTAGGTACTGCACTACGAATAAGTACTAATTTATCGTAGGTGCCTTTAATCATATCATCAAAGGCGAGGTAACAAGAAATAAATGTTTTTCCTGTACCTGCTACTCCATGTAAAACCATGTTTTTATCGCTTTCAAAAGCTAATAATTGGTTTTTAGTGAGAGGTTCAATTTCTTGCAAATCTAAGTTTGCGCCTTGTAGTGTTTTAGATCGTTTACCCATATAATATCATACTTTCCTTCGAGTGTCCTTTAAGAGTTCTTCGGAATACTCGTATAAAATCCACGGAACTTTTCCGTAGTGTAGGACTCCTGCATACCGCATTTCAGTAGCAGGAGGACGAGGTATAACAAAACGATTCTTTACTCCATGAAGCGTAAGCACAGAAGCAGTATCTTTTTGCTGTACAGCCTGAATTCTATAGTATTTTAGTTTACAGAACTCAGTTTTTTCATAGATAAATGGAAATCCATTAGTATCTATAAAAGTATTTACTTTAGACTTCAATAACCCTCTAAAGTTTTCTATCTGGTGTTTTAAAGGGTACAGATTCTTATGAGGTGTTTGCACACGTCTAATTCCTAGTGTATCTCCGGACATATTCTTATCATCTATAATCTGTCCTTCTAGAAACAAGAGTCCATCCTGCCTATCCCAGTTACCACTAGGCATAATATAGACAGGAAATCGAATCTTACTAATTGTATTATATTGTATCACCATACATTTTTGAGAATTTTCCGAGGGAGTAGTCTTCTGCAACATCGAAGTCGCATCCAACCGGGGCTCCCGGAATAGATAGTCCTCTATCCATTTGTATAAACTGTAACAGCTTTTCGTTATAGTGTTCAATTTCATCCTCTGGAACTTCTGCAAGAATAGAGTCGTGTACAAGCGCAAAGATTCTAGCCTTCATATTGTTCGCTTTTATGTATTCGCCCATGTCTATTGCGCCAAGTAGATTAATATCAGAAGCAGCGGACTGAACCAAAAAATTAAGACCAGAACGAATGCTATGACTCCTGATGCCCGCATCGGTGGACGCAACGTTCGGAAGCCTCCTCTTCCTACCAAAGAAAGAATAAACGAAGCCATTTTGTTCAATAAATTTTTGATTATCATCAATCCATGCCTTTAGTTTGTGAAACGCACCAAAGTAATCATTAATAACTTCTGTAGCTTCATGTTTTGAAAAATATTTTCCACTATCTTTTGTTACTTGCTCACTAATCTTTGCAGGACCTGCACCATACATAATTCCAAAGGTAACAGCTTTTGCAGCCTGTCGTCGATCTGGGTATAGCTCTGCCACTTGTTCGGGTTCACACGGAAGTCTAAATACTTTATGAGCAATCGTACTATGAAAGTTGCCTCCAGACTTGAATACATCCATCAGAGCATTATCTTTTGCAAGTATCGCAGCAACATATACTTCTGCTGTTGTTAAATCCATAGCTACGATCTTATGCCCTTCGGATGCTTTAATACAGCCTTTCACAGTGGGGTTGTCTCTAGGCAACTGTTGCATATTAAGTTTACCACTAGAACTAAGCCTACCACTAGTTGTACCATGTAGATTGAACCCAGTACGGAGACGAGAATCTCGGTCGAGTTGAGGTATGATCTTGTCAAGATAAGTATTCTTGATTTTAGATTTTTGTCGTATATCCAAGATCCGCTTAGGTACATCGCTTTGAAGGCTAAGTTCGTTGAGCACTTCCGCATCAGTAGAGTCCGCACCCGTTCCTGTTTTCTTTCCTGTAGGTCTAAGGCCCAAGAAGTCAAATAACAAACTACGAAGTTGAACAGTAGAATTGGGATTAAAAGGCTTTCCATTAAGTTCCTCGAATCTTTGTATATTATCATTTTTATACAAAGCAGCAATAGCTTCATCTATATCAGTTTGCATTGCATCTTGTCCTACATATAAACGCTTTTTATCAAACGGAACACCATTATCTTGGGTGTCTATTAGAAAGCGAGTACCGGGAATAAGTATATTATCATATACCCATTTTAGTTTTTTGTTTTGCTTAATTTTAATAAACTTCTCATAAATAAGAAGAGTACACAAGGCATCCATACCTGCGTATGTTTTCATTACATCAAAAGGAATATCCCCCCAATTGAACTGGTCTTTGAGAATGCCGTGTTCTTTTCTATACTGGTCTATCCAATCGTACATAGGCTTTTCATAGTCTCCGTAAGGAGTAAACTTCATTGTTAGTTGCTTAAGCCCGTGCCCTCCAGGATTCTCGTCTATGAGGTAATGGAGCAACATAGTATCCTCAAATTGAGGAAATTTAAAGTGAAAGTGGTACTCAAAGAATGCCATGTCAAACTTTGCATTATGAAATACTACTGTTTTCTTATCGAAAAGTTGTTGTAAAAGTTGCTCAGTTCTACTACTAAAACAATCAGTATCAATGTAAGCGCCGCGCTTACCATCATAGCTAAGGCTAATGCCCAACATATAACCATCCCTAGGATAAAGGCCAGTTGTTTCAGAGTCGAGTGCAATGTAGTCACTATCATACTGTATAGCTGCTTCAATAAATTCATTGGCTTGTTCCGTATCTTGTATACCAAAAGCAATACTAGAATCAATAATTACATCTTCTACTTCTCCAGCAACATACGCATGAATGCTTTTGACACTTTCTTCCCAGGTCTTTTTTGCTTCGGGTTTGAATGCTAGCATGGCAGGATTGATTACAGGCAAAAATTTGCCCTCTACCTTTTTTCCAGAATATTCGGTTACAGAGCTGAGTTTGGTATAATATTTCATGGCATCCGAACCTACGAGTACAATCCACTCATAGTCGTCTGGATTCATGTCAATGTCGCAGTCTCGCTTTAAAACTTTTTTAAGACTGGCATCTGAGCAAAGTTGAAATTGATCGAAGTCAAAATCGAACTCTGATTTGAAATTAGTTCTACTTGGTTTAGTTTCTACTAATGCAACTTTAGGCATATAATTTACTCTTTAATTTAATTACTTGAGATTCAGTTAATGCACCCGCATCCATGTTTTTGTTCCCAAAAGCAATGTTACGAGTATCGAGACCCACTGTCTCGCACAACTCCCTTAATTTTACAGACCCGGACTGGCCGGCATCATCATTATCTAAGAAAACATCTACTCCGTCTACTCCTGATACAGAGAGCACCTGTAGTTTTTCTTCATTTACATTCTTTACACCAAAACAACATACAGCATTTGTAAGTCCTTTATCGTGTAGGTTAAGTACATCGAATATTCCCTCTACCATTATAACTCTCCCTTGAATAGGAGTAACTGTAGGAAATAAAGGTAGCTTTGCACCTGGAGGCGTATTTAAATACTTAGGCTGTTGATCGCCTGTTGCTCTGGATTGAAATGCTACTATTCTACCTGAGCGGTCTCGAACCGGAAAACATATTCTACCTACAAAGTCTTTTCCAGCATGAATAAAGGCTCCGAAGTCTTTATATGTAGCTCCTGCTATATTTCTCCAGCTTCCCACATAAGGTAGGTAACCTTCAGGCATTTGTAGGCCAATACTCTCAGATCTTACTTCATCAATCTTCTTTTTAAGAAGCTGTCTCTTAATCTCCATTTTATTGGCTTTTTCACCATAATGAGTAAACAAATTACCTTTGTACTCACAAGAAAAACAATTGAAGATACCAGTTACTTGATCTATACGCATACTAGGATTTCTATCCGCGTGCTCAGGGTTAAGACAACTAACAACAAAGTCACCGCCTTTAGGAATGTAAGGAATATCTTTTGATCTGAGTAGGTCTTCTACGTTCACTTAATCACCAGTTTTTTAGGATATTTAGCATAATAAGACAGGCACATATCACATTTATTAACACAATAAAACTTCTTGTTACAGCTACTGCATTATCATACTCCGCAGTTTGCTCATCTGAAAAACTACCTATAGAGTACTTCCATATACGCCATATCTTATTAATAATCTTCATCGGTTCCGAAACCTGCGGATGCCAAAGCATCTCCATCCCAGTCGAACAAAGGCTCCTCATAATCTTCTACATCTAATCCATGAATACGCAACTCTACTTCATGCTGTACGTATTGATAGTAATCTGTATGCTCATCATCAAATACATGAAAATACTTAGACAAACGTGCAAGAATAACATCCGCGTGTTCGTAGTCTTCTGAAGACATACTTGCTTCTAAGCTATCAAATAGCTCAGTAATTTTAGGTGCTAATCTTTTGTTTTTTAAAGTCATTTTGCCATTCTCGATATGTCTACAGCCTGTTGGTTACTAGTCACAGGGACTGCGTTTGATTTGTGCATTGTTGCGATTCCTCGGATGAGTGTTCCGGTGTATCTTGGGGACTCTCTACGAGGGGTAGAACCAGTTGTGTCATCCCTCGAGGGGTAATAAACGTCGGACTCTCGTCTAACATCTGCATACGTCTTCGTGCTTGTTGTGAAATCTGTAAACGTCTTAGATGTGCTCTTTTTAACACTGGGTCTCCTTTTCTTCTTGCGTCCTGAAGGGGTGTGGTTTAGACTACCGTAAAACATTCCCATACATAAGTCTCCATTCGAATAAGCATATATTATACTTGATTTAACAGAAAAAGTCAAGAACTATTTTTAGAAAGTATGGGGGTACTATTCGTCACATACTTCTACATAGAAAGCCCCACTATGCCACTCAATATGGCACACTTTTCTGTTGTCTATTACTGTAGCATAGTCCACAAAAGGACCACCACTAGGGTCAAAAAACAATAAGTCTGTATAGTCGACTCTTTCTTCGTCAGAAACCTTGAAACCCATACGACAGTGCTCCGTAAAATTTCCAACCGTTTTAAACTCGTAGGTATTCTCGTTTATAGGGTGCCAAAAGTATTGATCTCCATAACGATTTGTGTAATAGGTACTACTTTGCATAATTTTATCTCTTTTATTAGTTATAAAAAAACCCTCTTCACGCTATTATACACGAAGAGGGCTACAAATGTCAAGAAAATATTAGAGATCGTCTATATCTTCATCCGTTTTGTGAGAGCTAGCTTCACGCTCCTTTGGTGTCAAAGTTGTCTCAGGACCAATCTTTAAACTCTCCCAGTCCATAGTAGAACTAAAAGATTTCATACTAGCTGCTCGCATTTTTACACAATTAAATGTAATACAAGCATCTTCTTGATCCCAAGTTTCTAGCGCGTAAGCTGCGTCAGCGGCGTCAAGAATACCTTTTGCAAACCTGGCTTCGCCAGTAGCATCGGTTTGATACGGAGAGAATACAGTGCATTCATACTCCTGTGCCATAGCCTTGAGAGCCTTGGATACTTCAATCTGTTCCGTCCAATCATACTGCCCTCCCCGAGAGGGAACGGCCGAACGTTTTACTTGGTTGATATAGTCTACAATGATCACTCCTGCTTCTATCTTATTGACTTTCTTATCTAACTCTGCACGTATTTTAGCAAGAGTTAAACTTGGATCATAAATTACATCTAGCTGTTGAGTCGGGAGAAGCTCATGCTGAGTTGTTAATTTATGATGAAAGTCAGAGAAGTCTCGGCGCTCTCTGTATTCTTTCAACCTGTCCTGACCTTGCTGGAAGCGACTTGCCCACCAGCCGGCCACCTTCTCCCACTCTACAACAGAAAGATTCTGTGTGCGAAGTCGAGAATATGGCACTTCAGTTGCAATCGAACAACATCGTTGCAATATTGAACGACTATCCATTTCAATAGTGAAGTAGATAGCAGAACGGCCAGACTGAAATACATTATTTGCAATATTAGCACACGTTAAAGACTTACCAGAACCGCGCTTGCCTCCCACAAGTACCAAGTCTCGGGGGGAGAACTTGATCTCGTGATCGTAATCAGCATTAAGTCCAAGACCAACATATTTGCTAATCTCTTCTTCAGGTTCAAACAATTCAATACGTTGCATACTTTCTGTGGGTACTTCAAGGTCAACCTTGTCCTCCACATCAAGAACAATCTGATGAAGTTCTTGAACTGACTCTTCTGCACTTGCAAACAATACAGAATTATCAATATACTTATCAAGAGAATTTAATATCTCTTTCTGAGTATATTCGTTTTTGAGATACTCAAGTAAGGTTCCGGCATCAATATCTACATCGACAGCTTCTATAGCGAAGACTTTGTCTCTAGTAGCTCCGTGTCGAACGCCTAGCTTGAGATCATCGAACGTAGGGAACTCATGAAAACTTTCGCAGTGCTTATCAATATGATTAAATAGCAGATGATATTCTGCAGGCAAGTATTCTTTGCGTAGATAACTCCACGTTTCAAAATCTTGCAGCATGATACACTGCTTCATTAAAGCACTTGAAATATTCAATCGTTCCCCCGAACATTAAAAAGGCTGACCAGAAAGACCCTAGCCAGCCCACCTACACAGAAGTGTAATTACTGAGCTGTCTTAGCTGCCTTAGCGGCACCATCATAGTCAGCTGCAGTCAAACCGCGACGTGTCAACATAGTCTTCACACCACGAGCAGTCTTGCCAATAGAATCGGCAATAGCTTCTACAGTCATAGCAGCAACATCAACTTCTGCCAAAGGATCTACGTTAGAAGAACCTTTAGTAGTCTCTTGACGTGGAATTGCAGCAATATCGCCCGAACGGAGCAATGAAAGTGCTTTACCACGAACAGAGTTTACTGAGCGGTCGAGTTCAGCAGCAATAGCTTCAACGAACGCACCGTCGTTTACCATGCCAATAAAAGTAACTTCTTCAGCTTCTGAGTAAGTTCGTACAGACTCAACCTTAGGAGCAGGTGCAACGTGCTCAGTCAATTCCATAGACAAAATCTTGCCTTGGATAGACTTAGGTGAGAAAGACCCGCCTTCGAAATGCTCTGCAATTTGAGCATACGTGTACTGACCGCTGTTGTCAGTAACGAAAGCGTTTAGGGTAGCTTCTTGTGAGTCGCTGAAGGACTTGCCACCAGCAGAAGAAGCTAGCTCTACATCAAAGCCCATCTTTCGCAGTTTGCTAGAGATAGAACGAGTAGAGGTTTCAAGTTGATCTGCTGCTTCTGCAACAGTAGCTTGAGATACAGGCGATTCGTCGCCTACGAAAGTTGTGAGAGCGTCGGTGCGCTCGTCTGTCCACTTAGGAAGTGCCATATTTAATTCTCCAAAAATGATCTAAGATCAGTTACTATAGTAACGCCAGTGTCTCTGGCTTGTCGTGTTTTAGCAGACTCTGTCCCACCTTCATTGATGAGGAAGTCTACCTGTTTTGTAAGACTAGTTTTTACTTCATAACCAGCCGCATTCAAAGCATTAGTAGCATCAGCTTTGCTTTTGAAACTCTTCAATCTACCACTAATACATACTGTACTTCTACTCGCGGGCATTGCATTTTCTGAGAACTCCCAGTAATGAGGCATTACTTCTAAGAAGTAAGGCAACTCCTGTTCGCACCAGTCGAGTAAATTACTAGTAGCCTTCGGACCCAATCCTGCACGTTCACAAGTGTCTGCATTGAGGTCAAATATAGAATTAATAGTCTCAGACAACTTCCGTGTTGCCGTGTTTCCAATCAAGGGTATACCAAAGGCAGGTAAAAGAAACTCCAGGGGTGCGTTACGAGAATTCATAATTTCCCCCTGCAGTTTATTTGTCACTAACTCGGAGCCTAATGATGCTAAGATACTACTACGTTCTGTAGTGTAAATATCAGAAGGGCATTGCCATTTCAGTTTGCTAATAGAAGCAGGGCCAAGGCCCTTGATCTTCATTGTTTTAGCAAAATGTTCCACTGCTTTGCTGTTCTGTGCAGGGCACAGACTGTTATTACAGTACAAAGAATCATTGACCCAATCTAACGCATTATCACAAGAAGGACAATGTGTAGGAGGTAAGATTTCTTGAAACATGAACTACTCCGATTTAGTGAAAAGATATTATACGAGAAGTTGAGCTAAAAGTCAAGAAGTATTTTTCTCGATGTCCACTCGTCTAACGATTCGTGGAATGATTTCCCCACTTCGTATAATTTCAACCCCGCAACCTATTTCTAGGTTAAGGGAGCGTATATACTCAATGTTATGTAGAGTTGCACGGCTCACAAGCGCATCTCCTACTTCGACAGGCTGTAAGATTGCCACTGGGCTTACCACCCCTGACTTACCTACTTGCCACACAACATCAAGTAATACTGTATATACACCCTCTTTCTGCTCTTTAAGAGCAAAAGCACCGCGAGGATGATGAGCTGTATATCCCATCTTGTTAAAAGAGTCATAGCTATCTATACGAAATACGTCTCCATCCGTAGGATAATCAGACGCATCGAAGTCCGTGATAACATTAAACCCTTGATAGGCTAAACACTTCATAGCACTGCGAAAGCTGGAATCCCCTCTGCCCTGGATGTCATACGCTACAAAGCGTAAATCCTTGGCACGAGATCGAAACTCAGACATATCTTTCAGATTCAAAGAACCTGCTGCATAGTTACGAGCATTTGGTATGTTGCTTGGTGCAACAACTTCGCCGGTAATCTGAACCGTAGGTTTGATACCGACTGTAACGGGCACTATCTCTTCTAGTTTTAACGTAATATCTCTTCCGAGATTACCGTCTCCACGAGTTAGAGCTTGGGCTAAGTGTCCATTAACATAAGTTAAAGACACCGCCGCGCCGTCTAGCTTAGGTGTACGTACATACTCTGCACTTACAAATTCTACCTCATTTAAATCAAAAACTTTTCGCAACGAGTACATACGAAATAGATGAGGAATGCCGTTAGTAACGGTATGTCCCACACTATCATAATTGTACTGCGAGGCTAGACTATCAAACTCAGCATCCGAGACTATCGGAGTGCCTGAGTAGTACATAGCCGCTGCTTTTTCTAAAAATGAATACATAGATTCCCTCACTTATTAACAGATATTATACTGGATTCAAGAAGGAAAGTCAAGAACTATTTTGTATAAACGTCCTTAATCATATCAGAGAAATGTTCCTCTATTATGTCCTTACTTTCAGCCAAAGATAAAATTTCGACTAGCCCGCTAAATAGTTCTCTTGAATTGTTAAAATCAAGAGGCATGGCAATCCCCTCATTACTGGGCTTCCATTCTTCAGTAAAGTCAAGATAATACTTTCGAAGGTGCAGATATTCTATACCTCTAAAATTATTTATCGTTAACCTTATCTGTACTTCTTTTTCCCTGTCGTAGTGTACAACTCTCTCATACACTTCGGGTGCGTTATACAATTCCATTTTACCGCCCATTTTTTAGAATGGAAGATAACGGAACTACACTTGTCACGTTAGCAGGTTTAAGAAGTCGAAAGGAGTCAGTATCCCAACAAAACATTAACAAAGTTTGAGTAGACTCTTTTGCTCTGTTTTTCTTTTGTTGAATATAGGGCGTGCTGAAGTCCAACGTACAAACATTGTATTTCAACTTATTACTGTTTTCACTACGATAGGTGATAACAGCATCGCCATACTCATTTACGAGCTGTGCTAGTTCTTCTTTTTTCACATATGCTCCTAGTGAAGCGGGTTGGCAGAATCTTCTGTCGTACCGTCTTATTTAGGAATGTGAATCGCGGGGAGGACGCCAAAGGCCTAACCTACCCCGCTATAAGAATTAACTATTTACAGCTGAAATTAATCCCGCAAAGTACATTGCTGCTTTACCAGTCAACTTGCTGACGATCTCTTCATCAACTTCTTGACCTGCATCAGAGATAGCTGCTGTTAGAGATTCGATAGCGGCAGCTTTAGAGACGCGAGTGCCTCCAGTACTACCACCAGAAGATGATTTAGCTGCTGGTGCTTTCTTTACATACACACCTGCTTTTGTAAGAACCATACGTACACCGTTAGGTGACTCGTCATGCTCTTCTGCAATTTCTGCGACGATTTCCATACTATTTTCTGGAGTTGGGTTAGCGGACTCATATGCCTCGATAACCTCTGCTTTTTTCTCGTCTGTCCACGCCATTTTACGTTTCCTTTTGTTTATTGGACCGCCGGGGCACGTGCCCGTAGCGGCTATTTGTTGATAATAAAATCTATCGCCCAAAGTGTGTTTCTACTATTGTTAGGTATGCGCCTAGAATAACAAAACATACACCTAAGGTGAATAGCCCGATTAATACTGTACCCATGTTGTTTCCCTCATTTCCATACTATATATTATAGTAGACTAAGCAAAAGAAGTCAAGAAGTATTTTTAAATACGTGATAAATCTACGCCATATTGTTTTAGGTGTTCGAGTTTTCCTAAATCATAAGCAAGCTGATAAGCACTGAAACCTCCAGTACCTACGTTAGCCCATACTTCGCTCTCATCTCGTATTTTTTGAACTACGTAAATAGAGTAGCACTTGCTGCTATACTTCTTTTCGTAGTCAGTATCTATAAACCCCGGCTTCTCCGCCTGATAGTCTATAGATATTTCGCGTTCAATAATAGCAGGAGCATGATAGCGAGCAGACCACACTAGCTCTCCAGGAGCAAAGTCTTCTGCAATACACTCTTCTGGCAAGTAGTCTATTACTTGATCTGTTTTTTGAGGAACGCCTACTCTTTGGATGATTGCTTTGACGAATCCAGAGGATCTGTACATTCCTTTTGCGATTTCGGTAATGGAGTCTCCTCCAAGAAACTGTTGAACTGCTTCAGCAATTTCTGCGCTTGAAGCTGCTCTTCCTTTATTCTGCGCCTTACGTTTTGCACGATACAGTTTTTTATCTTCGTGATCATCTATTATTCTCTGAAGTCGTGCCGTGTTGTATGCTATGTTCAGCATTCCACAGGCTTCTTTCTTGGAGATCGGCTGATCCGCAGTCAGGTGAGCTATCACCTTCTCGATGTTGGTCGATGTCAGATTCTCGTAATCTTTCTTCTTTACTCTTGCCAAAAATTTTCTCCCAATTAGTATCAAACTTACTTTTATCTGTAGGTCTCTGCTTACTGCCCTTGCTCACGAGGATCCTCTCCTATAGCCATCTGTAAGTACCAGATAGCCTTTCGTAAATCTTGCTTACGATTATCTTTATTATGGCAACGCCACAAATATTTAAAAGCGTTAAGGCGACAGTATTCTTGAAATGCGTCTTCAGACGCTGCGGTCTGCATCATCGCATCAATACATTCTATGCCCTCACGCTTGTAATGTAAAGGACTATTTACTGGGTCATGTGTTTTTATTCCACTCATTCCACAGCCTCTGCTACACTAGGAAAATGCTGTCTTATAATTTCCCAGCACTGGTCTGCTACTACCATATGTTCTTTCTGAGTGCCATGACCCCGCCGCAATTCACAATAGTGAATCCAAGATCGTAAGTTCCCCGCCATATATAGCGTAGACACTGCGTTGCCTTCAGGCAGCACAGCTCGTGCCTGCTCTTTAGCAATACCATTATCAAGAGCCCATTTATAGGCTTTCTTTGAAGCATCTAGTACCTTTGCCTGTTTCATATTCCAGTCTTCATAAAGTCGTTCGTTGGGGGTCTTATTGCCTCCCTTACCAAACTCTTCAATACCTTCTAGCTCAATACTATTCTGCCGATTCTTAGTGTCTTGCAGACGTGCTTCACGGTAGTAGAAATCCTCTACTACAGCATAGCGCTGACTAAACTCTTGAAAGCTAAAACTACGGTGTCGCAGAATTTGTCGAGCAATATCTCGAGTTGTGCGAATCTCCATAGTAATATTTACCATCTCGAAAGGAGACCAATGTCCATGCTTAATAAGATATTTAAGCAGTCGTGGTGCGCTTTCTGGGTGGTTTTGATTGTCTGGGTTACTTACTCGTGCAGCATATGCTACTAAATCTTCTGCTGTGTTACACCCTGTAATACCGCTAGGCTTTGTTAGCCCTACTAAATTAACATTACTCATAGTTTCTCCAATAATCTTCGAACTCTTCATGAGAGTTAAAAACTGGCTCAGGATTTATAAAAGTGTCTATGTTTCCTTTTATACTTCCTATATTTTTTGTATTTCCAGATCCAGGGCGTTTACCTGCAATCTTCCATTTCTCTTGAAAAAACACGTCTACATTCTTATACGGAGTACTACCACTAGGGTCACGCTCGTATATAAATCCTAGTACATAATGTTTAGTATATGTATCATAGGGGTATACAATGTTTTTTGTATTGCTTCTTATAAAAGAAGTATAACTACCTAATGTGAACCCGTTGGTTCTTTGTTTATAAGTAGTCTTTACGTCTATCGCTATATTGCCTTCGGGAGTCTTTATAGTAAAGTCTGGGTAGTAGTTTTGCTTCTCAGGCTGCACTACTTCATGTCCATTACTTAGTTTATCTACAAAGTCCTCTGAAAGCATTTCAAAAAGAGCAGACAGTACCTTTGTGTCTGTTTTTAATTTATATATTTTTCCACTACTAGAAATAAATCCTAGTATTTCAAAATCAAATACTTCATCTTCCAGTAACTTTTTCGCCTGCTCTACTAAACTCATTGTCTAGTTATCCGTTGCTCGTAGTCTGCCAAATCCTCGTCCCACCAGGAGGGTTTGTCTCTGCCTGTCCAACTGGCAAAAGTAGCCTTGTCAAGCATATAGTAATTACGATAAGACTGAATAGGGTCAGTCTCGTCCTTGAGTACATCGGGCATTGCCATTGCAAAGGGTGTAAGCCCCACCCTCTCAAGTCGTGTTGGGTCAGGTAGTTTGTTAACAACCTGCCAGAAAGATTTGTGCTCTTTTCCATACCTGTACCTGTATTCTTCTGCGAGTGCGTGAGCATAACAGAAAGTCCACTCGTAGTTA